AGATGATCAAGAGCACAGACAAACAGGTAGTGCTTCGAGCACTCGCAAGTGCCACGGCTCATATCTTGAACGATCGTACTAATATGACTGGATCTCCCTTCCCGCCTGTTACTCTAGATGGACTCGCTAAAATTGCAGACGACGATATCTCTCCAGAGACAATTATCACAACAAATTTCGCAGACGCTGAGGATGTGACTAAATCAGAGATATTGACCTTAGCCGAAGCTGATGTTGATGAGTTAGGTGCCTTCTTCGGTCTTATGTTTATTGCAGGTAATAAACGTATTACTGCCGACAACCGTGCAGCGTTTAATGAGAAACGACAATCTGCTGCCACAGCTGGAGTCATTGGAGACCCTCTAATCTTTTTCGACAATTCACCCTACCTGGAGGATGCTCTTATGCAGAAGATGAATGCTGTGTTCACCTCTCTTGGAGACGTTCGGTCAAACCTCACCGCAAATGTGGTCAAGCACTTGCCCAATTGTCGGATGGGCGCAGCACAATCTTTCGCAAATATGTTCAATCTACTTGCTGACTTTGGAATGGGAGGACTCCGATCAATCCGCATTGTGTTGGGAAAGTATGCATGGGTGCGGGCTGCATTTCCAGAGCTTCACCCAGAGATGAAGGCGGCCAATGCCGCTTTCCAGCTTCTGCTTACCGCACCCGCAGATCTTCGACCCTTTGTTAAAGCGATACATGGGAATCAATTTATCCCGGTCGGCTTCATTCAAATTGAGAATCTTGTTGGAGTATGCAAGAAGGTTGAATCTTACACAAATGCAACTTTCGCTAACTACAGAGGAGGGAAAATCACCGAGCAGCAGGAGGCGATTGTGGTGGCTCGCATGGAAGCTACAACCATTAGAACACCTAATGAGGACGCCTCCACAGATTAAAGTTACGGGGTCTGGCAATCAACGGTCATTATTCTCTCGCGCCTCTTTATTGTGTTTTAAAACTAGGAACAAAATGGAAGCCTTTCTAAGTACTGCCGACTACGTTCCAGACACGCTGGAGGAAGAGACCGCCATTGGGAGGGTCCAACCGCCTGAGAAACACCTTGACGCACCTATTCTCGTATCTCTTCTTGAAAGACTGATCTCTTTTGATGAGCTCGTTCGCGATGAGATTCCAACAACGAAGAGTGTCGGACGGGATTGGGCCCGAGCCACAGCTTATTATAAGGTTCTCCGACGCCATCCAGAACTCCAGTACTCCTCATTCAGACGTCACTCCTTATCCTATTCAAGTGCGCTTGATCTGATGACATCTTCGCCAAAAATCCTAGACGCGACTTCGTACCCAAAACTCTTCCATATTTCGGATAAGCCTGATAAAACCCTTAAGAAAACACTATCATATGCAGAGGAGATTTATGATATTGAGCTGACTGCCTATTGTAACGAGCTGAAAGACATTTTGACCAAGCAAGAGATCCAGCGTGTACGAGGACGCTTGTGGACTAAGCCAAAAGATTACGACCGCTTAGACAGATTTGCACAACCTGCAAAATTCTGGTCCGATATCGTAGATCAGTACCGGAAAAATTATGTTGATCCAAAGCGAATGAAAGTACATGTGTACAAGTTCGTTAAGATCATCTTTGGCGATGGATTCATCTGTGTGTACCATAACAAACAGTGGCATCTTGCTGTGTTAGAACAGATACAGATGATTCAAGATGCTTGTCTTGCTCGATTAAATGTAGAAGTCGCATTGCAGATCGGATTCCATAACGGATCAGGTGCACTCCCTGGACATGTTGATAGGATTCTCCGCTGGCAAGAAGAGGTGCTAAGCCGTGCTGGAAATAGTGGATATGAAATTGTTAAGGCACCAGAAGCAATTTTCAAAACCCATCTCAACACCTTAACAAATGGGGATGTGTTATCGTATAGTTCCTACGAACGCACTCTCGATAAGATCCGTGCACGCGAGCAAGCATACATTGGATCGACATCATTGACCGATACCTTAGTTAAGATCGTTGACGCAGTAACTGAGATCCACGACGCGGCAGAGCTTTTCGGGTTGACAAAATTATCTGGACATCCAACTGTTTATGCAAAATATTCAGCAGCCTCTGTTAAGGAAGAAGCAAAGCCACGTGGCATATTAGGAGTCTTCCAAATCCGACAAGTTCTACGGTCTGTTCGACATCTAATCTTAAGCGGATATATACGTAAACACCAAGACTGGCCGCCATTCGTTTGCGAGCCCGCTCAAGGTACTGAATTAAGACGCCATTTTCTTAATCGGACCACATCTCTTCCTCTGAGTTCTTACCCGCTGGCTGATCTAGACACAATCATCTTTGGGAAGTTCTTAGACTTCGATTATTCTGAAGACTACCTCAAATTCTTAGATGACAAGGCTATATGTCCCGGAGCTAAGGAGATGTCTAGATATTGGTATGGCGGACATGAATCGTCACCTCGACGATTACTCAAGGCAGTTGTAGAGATGAAGCATTTCGATCTCAAAGGAACAGTTGAGCGCATGAGACATGGACGATTCTACAAGGATGAGCTGGTGGTTGAGCTCACTCAAAAAGAACGAGAGTTCAAAAGAGCAGCCCGATGTTTC